CGAGGGGTTTAAAGTGGTCGAAATCGACTAGGTTAAGTGGCTGAAATCAACTATGCGAAGCGGAATATACGCCCGTTGCCGCAGGACTTGTAAATTCCACGACAACACTTTGATATATTGGAATAGTCAACGCTTTCTCTTTCAGCGGCTTCTCTACCAGAATTATATAGAACCTGCTCGCCGTTTGGACGAACGCATAAAACTGCTTTGCGTTTTTTAGCGGCACGTTTTGCGATTATCAGCGGGTTCCTTCCAAGTGCCCTTACTTCTTCGCGATGCCTAACGCCCACGTCGTGACTAGATTCCTCCGCTGTCAAGAAGCAGCAAGTTGCTGGTGAATATTCTTTATTTCCTGCAACCAGTGTGTCTTTATCAAGCATGACCCTACAGTTGGGACTCGCTGCCCACAATTCAAAATTCGGCAATTTCTTAATATCCTCTGCAAAAAGTGACAATCTGTGCCATCTTTCACAAACGGAACACCCTATATAAAACGGATTCTTTATATGGAATTGCACGCTATATACTCGTTGTAACATTCTATGCCACAAATGATATATGCGAAATTTTAAATCTTCTTTTCCAGCAGTTTTCCAAGAACTAGCCCAACCGTAACAGTCGTTAATGCCTACCCCATATACTAAAGCTTGCATATTCCCTCCTAAACCAAACTCCTCCCCGATATAGAGGAGGAGTTTATATTCATCTGTTATCAGCGTTTAATACCAATAATAGCTGCGCTTGCCTTGGGCGCGGAGCATTTTAAGCCTAACCATGTTTCAAGCATACGCTCATCGTAGGAGCCTTTCTTCGGAATGGGTACGTCACGAGTATGCAGGAAATATTTAATACCCCAGTAGCCCATATCCATGCAGTAGATGCGGCTATCCGGCAGCATACGATGTGCTTCGGCGGTCAGTACGCCGTAGTCAGTCTGGATAACGTCGGCAACAAGATTCAACTTGTTCTTCTTCGCCATATCGCGGTAAGAAGTAGCCTGTGCGATTACCAACTGGCTGAAAGCGCGTTTCTTAGCGGGAGACATAAACGCATGGGTAGGATTGCCACCACGGTTATATGCCATTTCCATCACCGCGTTGAGGTCATCCAGAGTGTAGTCGACAGTGCCGCCTAAATCCAGTACGTTGTTTTTGATGATTTTAGCGGAAGTGCCAGCGGCGCTCGGTTTGACCTGTTCAGCGGCAATGTTCTCGACAGCACCTTTTTGGGTGTTGAAGATAGTGAATTTGGTTTTCGGAGTAGCAGCATCGGTGCGGATGTAATAAATGGTCTTAGCAGACAGACCAGTCGGCATGGTTTTTGCGGTGAAATATACAAAGTCACCAGTTTCCAAGCCATGCGGTTTGGTGGTAGTAATAGAGCCATCGGTAGTGCCGACGGTTACATCCAGTTCTTGAGTAGCCATGAAGAACGGAACGCCGCCAGTTTTAGCCGGAGTAGTCTTGTTCTGTTCTGCGTTGGTGGTCTCGTTGTTTACGAGAGCGTACTCAATATCAGCAGCATGTTTGCGAGAGCACTGTTCCAACAGACGAGCCAGCTCATCTTCGGGGCGGTAAACTTTAGCAACTTTGCGCTGTGCCTCAGTTACATAGTAGCTGTTTACAAAACGTTGGCAGTTGTTTTCCAAGCCTTCCAGATGGCCGATTTCTTTGGAGGAATAGTCCTCTTTTTCCAAGTGAGCGTTCTCGCCGGGTGGCTGCAAGCCTTCGGTCAGCCAGCTAAATTTCAGAGTGGTTGCATCTTCCTCGGAGCCGAAGCGGTTGAGGAACAGAGTGACCTCGGGGTCGATGTTGGTAATTACGCTGCTCATGTCCTCAGCATGGCCAATCGCATCAGAGGTATGGGATTGGGAAGTGCTGTAGGAAAGAGAGCGTGTTACGTCGTTAATTGCCATTAATTTTTCACCTCATTAAAAAATTTTATTTAACAAAACCGCATAGCCTCGGGGGTAGCTTATTGGTTTCTGTTACGGATAAATTCAGCCAGCCATGCTCGGCGGCCTCTTACATCAGATTTTGCCAGAGCGCTGTAATCTGGCACATATACGCTGTTAATATCTCTGCCGTCGCCAGCGCGTTCAACAGTCGGCGGGCGGTTGACGGCTCTCGGGGTTGTGCCCAAGCCGTTCTTCTGCATATAGAACATTTTGCGTGTATCTTCATAATAGTTGCGAAGAACCTCTGTCTGGGCTTCGTTGATAGTGCCGTTCTGCAAAGCTTGCAGCACAGGCACAATCACTTGCGCCTGTTTATAGGTCAAATCATTCACGCGAGTCAAAAGCATACGGTCAATAGCATCGAAGTTCGGTTCCTTCGCACGCTGCTCTTCCGTGAACTGATTAATGCCAGCATAGACAGCTTCCTGTCTCTGACGCTGCGCCTGTTCGTCTGCATAGCGGTTCTGCATCTTGGCCATAAGGTCTTGACGATGCCATTCTTTAGCCAGTTTGTAGTTAATGAGCTTCGGGTCGTCATCGTCCATAAGGTCGAGGTTCTCAATATCTTCTTCACTCAGACCAGCATCTTGCTGAGCGCGCGCATCAGCCTCTTTGTCGAGGCCTGTCAGAAACTCTCTCATCTGCTCTTGGCGAGTTTCCGGATTCATCTGCGCTTCAATCTCAGCGCGACGTGCCGCCTCCTGCTGGGCAATAGCTCTTTGCTGTGCATTGTGAGCTTGAACGGCTTGGCCGATTTTCCAGTCAGCATATTGACGTTGGTATTCCTGCGGAACACGTTTCTCGTCAACATAGCCTGTTGCGATTGCGTTGGAAAATTCGTCAAGAGTATAAGCAGGAAGTTGCTGGTTGAACTGCTGGCCAATCTGCTGCGGAGCATCTGTCAGCTTCGGCTGGTTGGCATCAGCACCAAACATGTTAGGTTCTTGGACAGTTCCTTCATTTTTCGGCTGTTCAGTCAGCGGACCGGGCTTCAAATGTGTTTTTCCGTCCTCACCTTTGACCAAAACATAGCCTTGAGTGCCTTCTGAGTTCTTTGCGGCGGCGATAATTTGCTGATTGCCGCTCTCGCGCGTTTGCAGCCCTTCTGAGCGATTTTCGGTACTTGCGCTAGTGTTTGTATTCACAGGTGCATTCGAAACGCTCTGAGAGGATTCTACGCTGTCAACATTTGGTTGACTTGTAGAAATTGTGTTTGTTTGTGGTGTGGAAGCGGAAAAATCGCTTCCAGCACCGCCAAATTCGTCAGCCATTGGTTTTACCTCCTAAAAAATCAGCCTTGTGTCTGTAATTGAACCAAGGCTCTCTCTTTTTGCTTGCCAGTGGCCGCTGCGTGTTGCAACATTTCAACCAAACGACAGACTGCTCTGTAGTCGCTTCGGTGTCTTTCAATGTCTCCGTAGCTTAACGCCGCTTCAAGCATTTTTTCATCCGCTTCTTTTTTTAAGCGGAACGCATATTTATACACCGCCTCAGCATCTTCTCCGTCGACGATGAAGTCGCGGAGAAGGTCGATGCGAGATTCGGCAGCTTTAATAACTTTAGAGTTATTGCGCTTAATCATTATTGAGCACCTCATGTTCTGCGATTGCCCGCTCGGTTGTACTAATGCCAAGTTTATCTTTAAGATACTGGCGCTGCACGTCGGGCGGCAAATCTGTAAGATTGATATTGAGACGCGGAATGGAGTATTTTGCGATAGACAGTTGCAAGCTGTTCTGCAATGCTTCGGCTTGG